CATCCTCCTGCGCCTTGTCCAGCGTGAACGACACGCGGATGTTCGCGTGGTAGCGGTTGTCGCCGGGGCGCACGATCACGCCCTCCTCGTCCACCTGCGCCGGGATCGGCCCGATGCGGTCGAGCGTGACCCCTGCAACTGGCAGCACCATGACCTCGCCGTCCTCGTCGGTGCGTTCCTCGGCAAGCCCTGCGGCGATGAGGGCGTCCTCTAGGTCGGACTCGGTGGTTGCGCGGAGTAGGTAGTCCATGTCAGGTGGTCAGGGCTTGGAGTTGCGCGTTCGAAAGGCGGGTCGGGTAATACTTCCACGACCGAATGTGGCCGTTCTTCATGTTGACGCTGTTTGGACCGGAAGTCTGATAGAAGTCGCCGCCAATAGTCACCGAGGTGATGACTCCTGCGCCAGCAAGTGTTCCGCCCGTGTCGGTCGCAACCGCCCCGCCGTTAGCGCAAATTGCGAAGTTGTTCGTGTCCCATGCGTATGCAGTCTTGTATGCGGTATTGAGCGCAGGATTGAACAGCGAGTCAACGACACCTTGATTGGAGTTACCAACGACAGTCAGAAGAAGTTCGTTTGAACCTCCTCCAGTTCCATCACCCATGCGAATCTGGTTGTTGGTCGTGCTATCGCTGAAGTTGCAGAGAGTGTTCTGCCCAACGGTGCAAACATTGTCGGACTGCGCGACAACGGTTCCCGCTCCGGTGCTAAACCATGAGGTGAAGTTCGTGCCAGCGATGTAGCACGAATCCAACGCCCTGCTCCCCGTGCTTGCAGCGGTCGGGATGTACGAGGATGCGCCGGAGCCGAGTTCGGTCTGAAATCCGTACAGCATCAGCCCATTTGCCGTCGATCCCGAATATGTGTCATCGGTTGCCACGGTGGACGATGCGCGATTCACTTGCAGATATAGCGTCTGTCCCGTGTTGTATGTCCCGACAATGCTGCACCTGTACCAGCCGTTCGGGTACTTCACCCATGTCCCCGCTCTGTTCGCAGCACTTCCGGCGACATTGACGGCAGTACCGCTTGCGCCTGTTTGTGTAAGGTCAAACAACGCTCCGCACCCCATGAATCCAATTGCATTCATGTACAGCCGACGCGGCGTTGACGAATCAATCGCCTTTGCCCAGACGCTAATCGTGACCGCTCCTGCTGCTGCGGTGACGAACTGCGAGATTCGGTGAATGTCGTTTGCGGTAGTTTCGTTCAACTGCGCCGCATCGTTGTTGCCCGCAGGACTTGATGCGAGTGTCGCGTTTTTCGTGATGGCGGAATACGTCCACAGCGTTCCAGATCCAGAGGTTGCAAACGACTCGCTATGTGTGCCATAGTTGCTCGCGCTTCCCTCAAGCAGCAGTCCGCGAGGCTGGGGCGGCGTGGTGGACGGGTCGTAGTCGAAGCGGGGGGCTTGGTAGGCGGTCGTGGTGGTTCCGTAGTACGACTGTGCGGAAGTGCCGGGATTGATCTGCCCTCCCCATGCCAACACTCCATCGGAACTTCCGGTCGCTCCTGCGAACGAGTTCGCAGCCGGATCAGTCGCCGTATTCATCGCCGTGACCCAGAACGCAACGAGTGGCCCGTTGACGACCGTGAAAGACATCGTGATTCTGTACCAACCGCCTCCGACATCCGTGATCGTGCGCGTATTCGTCACTCCGTATCCGGCACTCGTCTGATTTGACAGATTGAAATGAGCGCGAGCATTTGCGTTTGTCGTGACAAGTCCGACGATGCTGTATCCGGAAGCCTTGACATACACGGACGCCGTGAACGGAATACCAACAGCCATCGAAAGGTCAGCGGTTCCGACGTAGTGAAGGCCGTTCGTTGTGTTCGGAATGATCTTGACAGCCGTAGATCCACCGAACGGATCGGCAAATCCCGTCCATCCTGACACAGTCAGATTCGTTCGAGTGATCCATTGTCCAGCGCCATTCTGGGAGAGATCGCCACTCTGTAGAACGATGTTTGCGCCAGCCCACTCCACCAACCCCTGCGAGTTGATGAAGGTCGCGTTGGTGCTGCGCGTGAACGTCAGGCGCGGGTCGAGGACGCCCGTGGTGAAGTCCAGCGAGAGCGTGGAGCCGTCGCCGCCCTCCACCGGGAGCGTGCGCTGCCGACAACGCTCGACCGGGTCAGAGCCGAGCAGCCATGTCCGGTTGCGTGCGTGCATCAGATGAACCCGATGAGGGCGTTGGCGGTCGGGGCGGACGCTGCGCTCATCGCGATTTCGACCAGTTCGGCGCCGCACAGATCGACGATGATGAACCCGCCGTGGGCAGCACCAGTGTTGCCGTTGTAGATTTTGCAGTCACCAAAGTTCTTGACGTAGGTCAAGCCGAGGAATCGGCTCGTTCCGTTCACGGTCGTCCCGGTCGCGCCTGCGGTCACGGTGCAGGTCGTCAGCAACTGGGGACGCCAGAGGCCATCGTCTCCCCTGTTCCAGCCAATGACGTGCAGGTTGACTGTTCCACCAGTTGCGCTCGACGCCGTCTGGATCTTTGCGTAGTTGAGCCGCGCGCCAAGGACGATCCGGCTTCCTGCGTAGTTGTTTCCGACAACGTCGGCAAGCGTCGTAGGAACGGTGGTGGTTGCGTTCTTGACCGTCAGGTTTCCTGAAGTCGGAAGAACGATGTCAACAGGAGATGCAACCTCCAGCGGGGCAGTCAGCGTCCGGGTTGCGGTGATCGTGGGATTCAGTCCAATGAGGCTCATGGTCGTTCCTTACGAGGGATTCTGCACTGGGTTGAGGATGATGAAGCCGGGGCCGTTCCGGGTTCCGGAACGCCACAGGTTCGGCTGTACCTGACCGAAATGGCTCTGCACCATTCCGTCCTTCTGCTTGGCCGCGCCGAAGATCGGGCCAGCCTCGATCTCCGCGAACCGCTGGCTTTGCTGCCCGTCCTCGTATGCCTCCGCGACCGCGCGGACATACGAGATCAGCGTCGCCTCGACGTGCTTCGGGATCGAGATGACCTCCGAGGTCGCCGTCGAACTGGTGACCGACTGCCACCCGGTTCGGTACAGCACCTTCAGGGACTCCGCGCTCGTCGGCGTCGGATACAACTCCAGACGGAACGACTGCGTCGGGGCAATCGTGGTCGGAAGCACCGTCTTGACGTATGCGCGCCACGTCAGATCCGGGTAGTTCGTCTGCCGAGCCGTCTCGACCTCCTCCGGGGACTGGATCCACAGAGGCTGATCCTGCTTCCAGACCTGCGTCAGTTCAGCGAAGTCGGAGGGAAGCGCGACGTATGACTGCGACACGACCGTCGTGACGGTCGAGGTCGCCTCGCGGAACTTCCACGGGTGGGTGAACAGATGCTCCCCTGCGGTGTTGATGATCTCCGCCTGACGCTCCGCGACGGTCTGCCCGGAGGCCGTCGATGGACGACCGCCGATGGCAAGCAGGACGTGGTTCTTGAGATCGCCGTAGGTGAGCATGGGTAATTCCACTGGCCGGGTTTCCCCGGCCAGTGGTGAATGGTTGTGTCAGATCACTGCATGTCGCGCTGGAACCAGAGGGCGCTGTTCAGAAGCACGTTGATCGTCGCTTCCGAACCAGCCGTCACGCTGCCGAGCGAGATCGCAGCCGGGTACACGGTCGTGACGCCAGCCGCGTTTCCGAACGTTCCCGCATCATCTTCCGGAGCGAGGTTCGTCCCGATGATGACGTTGGCAGTCGTGGCTGTGACCTTCGCGGCGACCACGCCACCGAACTGCACCTCGACGGCGGTGTCGTCGGCGCCTGCGTTCGCAAGCAGGCTGGTGACGACGCCGATGTAACCGGACTGGTCGAGGACGTTGCCGTCAGCCTTGACGACGGACGCGAACGGGGTAGCCGAGTAACTGGCAACCGTATCCGCCGCAGGATAGACGACTTCGGTGTGACCGAACGAGGTGATGACAACGTCACCGACCGCGAGGGCGCTGCCCTGACGGTTGATGCACGCCACCTTCGTGCCGACGGGCTGAAGGCCGATAGGGCCGTTGTTGGGTGAGAAAATCATTGTGTGTGTTCCTTCCTTGTGTGGTAGAGGGGGCGGGATCGCTCCCGCCCCCGTTGCTTCATCAGGTGGTCTTGACCGGGGCGACGATGCCGTGACGCTGGCGGCTGTTGCAGAACAGGTTCCACCAGCAATCGACGGGCTGCACCCAAGTGAACGGCTGGTTCGGGTGACGCATCACGTCGTGCTTCTTCATGTAGCGGGTGCTGTGGAAGATCGGCGTGAGGTACTGGCCGTTGACGAACCAGAAGCGCGGCCCCTTGTCGATGGTGTTGGTCGCAGTCTCCGACAGCGTGGCCGTCGTGGACAGGGTCGCACCGTCTCGGCCAGCCTTGGTGTCGGCAACGGAACCCGTGCCAGCGGGGAAGATCGCCGCGTCATCGAGGTTCGAGCAGTACTCGACCGGGATGCCCGAGAACGTCGGGGTGTTGTAGGCGCCGTCCTGCGGGCTGACGAGCATGTCATTCGACTCGCGAAGAGCACGCTTGTAGGTGTTCACGCCAAGACGGGATGCGAGGATCATCTGGCGCTGGAAGTTCGTCTCCTCGAAGTACTGACGCTGGGTCAGGGGAGCCTTGAACTGCACCTTCAGGTACATCTCGTCCATCGCCGGGAACAGACCGCCGACCTGACGGGTTCCGGCGTTGTGGTTCGAGTAGGCGAACGAAGCCGGGGCAGTGTTCTGGTTGAGCGCACGGTCGTAGAACGAAATCTGGTTCGACCACCGGGCGTCCGTGGCGGGGTTGATGCCGAGGACGTTCGTCCATCCGGTCGGAGCGCCACCGCGCTCACCGAAGGTGGTGACGCTGTTGATGATCTCCGTGATGAACGCGGGGAGGCCGTAAGGCTCCTTGCCGCCCGTCTCCATGTTTCCGTAGTTGCCGATGTACGGCGCCCACAGGTCGTTCTCCATGCCGTTCAGCATGGAAGTCCACATGCGCATCTCCTTGATGCGCTTGAGGCGCTTGTACATGACCTTGGCGTCGCCGTCGTTGAGTTCGACCTCCTGATCAGTCCACGACATGTAGTCCATCGAGAAACGCCACGGCGCGGTCAGGGTGTCCGTGACCTGCGGGTTCGTCCAAGTGAACGTGTCGTTGGGCTGGTACTTCTGGTAGGTCGAGGCGTCGTCGAAGACGATCACGTCCTTGATGGAGGTGCCGCCCTGAACCAGCGTCTCGCTGGCCTTCTCCTTGAGAAGACGGGAGAGGACGTAGTTGTTCTTGACGGCCTCGTTGATGACGGCATCGGCGGACTTCAGGTACGCAGGCCCGGTGGACTGCATGAAGTCGTTGAACTGGGTAATCGAAGGCATTTGCCTTGCTCCTTACTTGCGTGTTGCGGGACGGAGACGACTGTTTCCGCCCGAGATGATCTGGTCAAGGATGTCGTCGTCCTCGTCGCGCGGAGGCGGCTTTACCGGGGCCGGGCCACCCTTCGGGGCGGTCGGCTGGCTTGCGCGCTGGTTCACGGGCGCGGACGGCTTCGATCCAACGATGGCCGAGTAGGCGGCGGCGGCGAGTTCATCGACGCTTGCGTACCCACCCGGCTTCGCAGCCCCGAGTTCCGACATCTTCGCGAGAACCGCGTCGTAGGACGGAGCCTTGGCACCGTACTGGACGCGGAGCGAGACATCGGCTGCGCGGGTCTGCGCAAGCAGCAGTTGCTCCTGCATCTGCGCCTGCTGCTGCTGGAAGGCCATGCGGACGGGACTGACGACATCGTCGCCGTACACCGCCGCCATCTGCGCGAAGGGATCAGCCGAGGCAGGCGTCTCC